TTAATGCAGGAATTTGGAGTCAATGAAGAAGGTGATTATAAAGAACCTGTAGAACCACAGGCAGGTATTCCACAAGGTCCAAGTTTTTTCAAAGATCCTGCTGCTGCAATGAAACACGCTGTAAAATACAGAACAGATCCAAATACAGGTCAAGTAGTCGGTTCTCGTGCTAGAGCAGAATTAAACAACCCAGATCCAAATATGAGTGGCGATGCTAATATCGCTGGAGCGGCTAATCCAGCACCGGCAGCTCAAGCAGCACCAGTAGCAGATCAAGGAGCAGAAGCAGGTGCGCCCCCGGCACAATATGATGCTGATCAGGCTGCTAACATAGACAGCACTAGTCAAGCAGCACCTCAAGCAGCACAACAACCAGCAGCAGGATCACAAGCAGACGATGCTTTCCAACAGGCCAACCAAGAACCATCACAAGATGATCCGGCACAAGGTGGCGATGCTATCGGGCAAGCACAAGCTGCTACTCAACCTACAGCACAGCCTACCGCACAAACTCAACCTGCAAAACAAACAACAGGGAGTGAAATGGATACGGCTGCTCCTGCTGGTATGACTCCGGCGAAACCTGCTGCTCCAGCAAAGCCTGCGACACCAGCAGCAGGCGGATGGCAGGCACTTTACGCAGCTAATAAAGCAGTTATAGGTCCAAATCCTAATATGATTAAGCCTGGGCAAGTTTTAACAATGCCCGATAGTAAAAAATACACAGTTGCTCCTGGTGATACATTAAGCGCAATTGCTGCTGGTAAATTCAAAGGCAAGCCTCCAGCACAGGAACAACAAGACGAATCCTTAAATTTGATTAAAAAGTTGGCTGGACTATAAAAGACTTGACATAGGTCTATAAGTAGTATATACTTTACACACAAAGGAGATACTATGTCAGGTCGTATGTATGGCCCAGAAGAAAAGGCCAAATTAGAACGTCTTATTAACGAAGGATCCACAGTCCTACGTGAAATTGAAGACCTCCAAGAAGGTTTAAAAGATACTGTAAAAGCAGTAGCAGAAGAACTAAACATCAAAACATCTGTAATTAACCGAGCAATTAAAATCGCACATAAAGGTGATTGGAATGCGCACGATGCAGATTGGAAAGAAGTTGAAGCCATTTTAGACCTCACAAAAAAAATCTAATAAATAATCTTGAGAAAGGTAGGCAGGGCCATAAGCCGCACACAGGGTATTTGTGAGCCGTAAATCACATAGGAGTTATAGATGTATGTAGACGCTTATTTTCAGCGTGACGCTGAAATCATCAAAATTGTAGAACGCAACAGCGAAGGCCGCAGGGTTTTTAAAGAATTTCCAGCCCGTTATAGCTTTTATTATCCAGACCCAAAAGGTCGTTACACAAGTATATACGGAGAAACACTAGCTAAAGTAGTGTGTAAAAATCAAAAAGATTTCCGCAAGGAAATGGCCATACATAGTAATAAAAAATTGTATGAAGCTGATATAAACCCAATCTTTGTTTGTCTTAGTGAAAACTATCTCAACGCAGAATCTCCAAAATTACACACAGCATTTTTTGATATTGAAGTGGACTTTGATCCAGAACGTGGCTATGCTAGCCCAGATGATGCTTTTATGCCAATCACTGCTATCAGTGTACATTTACAATGGCTTGATACATTAGTCTGTCTTGCTGTTCCTCCAAAAAAGATGTCAGTCAATCAGGCACAAGAACTTGTAAAAGATTTTCCTAATACACATATTTTCGAGACAGAAGCAGAAATGTTGGATACATTTCTTAATCTAATTGAAGATGCAGATGTCTTAAGTGGGTGGAACTCAGAAGGATATGATATTCCATATACCGTTAATCGTGTAACCAAAGTATTAAGTAAGGATGATACTCGTAGATTTTGTCTATGGGATCAATACCCCCGCAAAAGAGAATATGAAAAATTTGGAAGAACTGCTACAACATATGACTTAACAGGCCGAGTACATTTAGATAGTTTAGAACTTTATAGAAAATATACCTATGAAGAACGTCATACGTATAGATTGGACGCGATTGGTGAAATGGAAATTGGAGAGTCGAAAACAGTATATGAAGGAACATTGGATCAACTTTACAATAATGATTTTCGTAAGTTTATTGAATATAATAGACAAGACTGTGCCCTACTTAACAAACTAGATCAAAAACTCAAGTTCCTAGATTTAAGCAATAAATTAGCACACGAAAATACTGTGCTACTACAGACTACAATGGGTGCTGTAGCTGTGACAGAACAGGCTATTATTAACGAAGCACATCGTAGAGGTATGCAGGTACCTAATCGTACAAAGATGGCTGAACGAGACGATGCATCAGCAGCTGGTGCTTATGTTGCATATCCTAAAGAAGGAATTCATGACTGGATTGGATCATTAGACATTAACAGTCTTTACCCATCAGCCATTCGTGCTCTAAATATGGGCCCTGAAACTATTGTAGGTCAATTACGTCAAACAATGACAGAAAACTTTATACAAGAGCAAATGACTAAAGGTAAAAGTTTTGCTGCAAGTTGGGAAGGACGATTTGGTAGCTTAGAATACGAAGCAGTAATGAATAAGGAAATTGGTACTGAGATTACTATAGACTGGGAAGATGGTGGCATAGATGTTCTTAGTGCAGCAGAAGTCTATAAACTAATTTTTGAAAGCAATCAACCATTTATATTAAGTGCCAATGGAACAATCTTTACCTACGAACGTGAAGGAATTATCCCTGGGCTATTGGCACGTTGGTATAAAGAACGTAAAGAAATGCAGGCCAAACTTAAAGAATGTATTCAAGCAGGTAATAAAGTAGAAGAAGAATACTGGGATAAACGACAGCTAGTTAAAAAAATTAACCTGAACAGTTTATACGGAGCGATTCTTAATGCAGGGTGTAGATTTTTTGACAAGCGTATTGGTCAATCAACTACTTTGACCGGACGAGTTATTGTTCGTCATATGGCTGCAAAAGTAAATGAAATTATTACTGGCGAAAATAATTACATTGGAAAAGCTATCATTTACGGTGATACAGATAGTTGCTATTTTAGCGCATATCGTGTGCTCAAAAAAGAGATTGATAAAGGACAAATTCCTTGGACTAAGGAAACTGTTGTCCAACTCTATGATCAAATAGCAGACGAAGTCAATCAAACATTTCCACAATTTATGTTAGACGCTTTTCACGTTCCCAAAACTCGTGGAGAAGTTATTCGAGCAGGTAGAGAACTTGTTGCCAGCAAAGGCTTATTCATTACCAAAAAACGTTATGCTGTACTGTACTATGACAAAGAAGGAAAGAGGCAAGACATAGAAGGAAAACCTGGTAAGATTAAAGCTATGGGTTTAGATTTGAAGCGTAGTGATACTCCTGTTTTTATACAAGATTTCTTAAGTGAAGTTCTTGAAATGGTCCTTACTGGATCTACAGAAGACGAAGTTTTAGATTTTATTACAGAATTTAGAACAGAATTTAAGAGCAGGCCTGGGTGGGAAAAAGGATCTCCACGGCGTGCCAATAATATTACAGAATACCAACGTAAAGAAGAAAAACAAGGTAAAGCTAATATGCCCGGACACGTTAGAGCAAGCATTAATTGGAATACCCTAAAGCGTATGTACAGTGACAAGTATTCAATGAATATCACAGACGGAGCTAAGGTTATTGTTTGTAAACTAAAAGAGAACCCACTTGAATATACTTCAGTGGCTTATCCTGTTGACGAATTACGATTGCCCGCTTGGTTTAAAGATCTCCCTTTTGATCACGAAGAAATGGAAAATGTGATCATCGACGGAAAATTGGAAAACTTAATTGGCGTACTTAATTGGGATATTAGGTCAACCGAACAGTCAAATACTTTTAATAAATTGTTTGACTTCTGACCTAAATACCCTTATAATAATCTATAAAAGGAAAAATCATGAAAGATATTTTACAAGATGTTGTAGCACATACCCATAGTTTAGGATTTTTACCTCTAGTAAAAATTACCGGAGAAGATAAATCTACTATTATTGAGAGTATGGCAGAAGACCGCTCAGTGATTATGGTTAGTAAGACTAAATCCCCTGTCGGTGAATTTAAAGGTACTTTTGGGATGCCTAACTTAGACAAGTTAGCAATGCATTTGAAAAATCCAGAGTACAAAGAAAATGCCGTTATCCAGGTTGTTAAACAACAAAGAAATGGCGAAGACGTTCCAGTAAACTTACACTTTGAAAATGAAACTGGAGACTTCGTTAATGATTATAGGTTTATGAGCACCGAGGTTATCAATGAAAAACTTAAAACAGTTAAATTTAAAGGTGCTAACTGGGATATTGAATTTCAGCCAAGTATTGCTGCTATTAGTAGATTAAAATTGCAGGCACAAGCACATAGCGAAGAAAACAACTTTCAGGTTAAAACTGAAAATGGAAATCTTGTGTTTAGCTTTGGAGATGCCAGCACTCACGCAGGATCATTTGTTGTTGAACCTGGTATTAAAACCAAACTTAAACAAAACTGGACCTGGCCCGTTGCTAAGGTAATGAGTATTTTAAACTTAGACGGGGATAAAACAATGAAAATTGCAGATGCAGGCGCTATGATGATTACTGTTGATAGCGGACTGGCTGAATACGAATATATCTTACCAGCTCAAAGTAAATGACAATTAATCAATTATTAGCAGCCAATGTAGCTTTTCTTATACTAATTCTTATTGTTTATAGGCATAGCACATTTGCAGCAATAAAAAATTGCTACGGAAT